CCGACCTATATTCCTTCTTGATTTGCTCGGCGGAATGAGACCAGTTCACCTGATAGGCGGTAATGAACAACCAGGTATCTCGTCGTTCTTCGAGCACGACGAGATACCTGTCATCCGGTAGATAGATTTTGATCCTCTTCCCGTTTTTCCAGACCCAAGGTTTGTCACACTGCCCATAATCGCATACGTTGCATGCGTCGTGATGCTCTATGACGGGCCGTGGCCACCGTATTCGCTCGCAACGAGCAGGATCCATCTTCCGCTCTCCGCTCCTATTGGGATCGCATGTTGTGATATGTGTGAATGCCCAAGGATGCATACCGTGATATGGCGATCGCTTCAAGGTGACTCGTTCCCCGCGAAAGAGTATGGGGGTCTCTTGGAACTCGGCCGTGAAGATATGGAGAAGACGATCAAGGTATTGATTTTGTCCCTCTTTTTCTGGATTCCAAGGCACGAGCGGCGGCAACCAATGAGGATTCATACGGAAGCCCTCCAGATGAAATAGTTGAACTTCTTCTCTCTGAGCAGAGTGCTTCTATTCAGTTTGTATCCCGATCGATTGATTATCCGACAAATGATTGCTGCCTTCGCCGGGTTGCGATGACCTTCCGGTAACTCTCGCTGCGAACGGCAGACGGCACCTGTGAGAATATCAGTTATCTGCATGATTTGGACTTCATCGGAACGTATGGGTTGAATATTTTGGATGATCTCATGATTGAAGTCATATATGTTGTTGGAGCATACATTCCAAAGCTTACTGACTCGGAATGAGGAATGCGTATCTTTGATGTCAATGAATACGTTATAGGTATTCGTCGGCTCGAACACTGCCTTGAGCATCTCGAAATACATTTTGTAGTACCAGGCGTTATGGCTCTGATTCCACTTATTGTGGTTCAGCAGCTTCTTATTCGGGACAAGCAAACATCGGAACGCCATGTCCTCATTATCAAAGAAGTAGTCAATGAGATCGAAGTACAGGGGGAGTAGTCGTTCTCGAGCCGTGGTCCATTTCACCTCATTGTCTGCTGCAATACCATGCTTCGCCTTGATGCGTGCGATGTCGAGACAGATGTCTTTCCTTTTGTCTTTCGGGACTATAACGGCGCCTAGAGCCATACAGTTCGATTCATCGTTCTCCAGATGGCACGACTCATCGCAGTACAGATTGAATTCGGTCATGACAATTCATTCTCCTTCATTGTGGGGCTGATAAGTATATCGTCAGGTGCAGGCAGCATCGGAATCAGAGTCTAAGCTCTCATCCGAATCGATCTGCTCGCCATGCCATTCATAGATAATCGACTTGCTTTTTATGGCCTGACTATCAACCGCCATTTTTCACTCTCCTTCACTTATCGTATCCTCGCATCCATCACTGCACGACCAAGTTTGGGTTGTCATGCAGGCGCTCGCGGAACGCTTCGATGGCCCAGGGCAGCACGTTGAGTTCGCGTGCCATGCCGATCGTGTTGCCTTCGTATACAGCCTCGGCATACGCGAACTCGAGCGGGCTGATGAGCATGGCGGCGGCCTCGATGTCCGCGCGCCGCTCCGCCCACCGGTCGCACCGGCAGCCGGAATCACGATGACGCGCATGGCTGATCTCATGCGCGAGCACGCAGCGGCGCTGCACATCCGTCAGCCGCGAATCCAGGACGATCAGATCCAGACCAGGCGCGTAGAAGCCCTCATAGCCGCCCGGCAGCGGCTGTTCGGCCACACGCGCCCAGCGCGACGCCTCTTCGAGTAGCCCATTCCCTGTCATCAAATGTAAACCTCAAGTCGCGAGTCGGCTGATTCGCGATGCACCAATCCGGCAACGACATTGCCATCAGAAGAGGAAAACTCGATGCCATCTATACAGAACACGCCCAGAAGTTGACCAGAAAGACGCAAAGATACACTGCCCTCTACGGGTCGCGCGATTAGCCATAACCATGTCCCGTCCTTATAATCATCCAAGATCCCCGAATCAAGCTCCACTGTCACGCAACGACCAGAACGGGGCAGTACTTTCTTGTGAGGTTTTGGATTCATGAAGGCGCTTGCAACAGGGACCCGAGAACCGGCGTCTTCGTGTTTTCCGGAAACGGGGAGCGGAGTTATGGCAGCCTCAGCTCTCTTCGTCATCTTCTGCACCGGTTCGTTATGTGGCTTCGCGCATTTGAGTTCCACGGGCTCGTGGCGATACGGCATCTGCAGGCGAAGCTGATAAATGCCGCGCTCTTTGTCAATTGCCTGATCTGGCACATGCGCTATCATCGCTGCGCCCTCCGGCGGGATCTGCCCATAGTGGCGTTCCATCTGGTACTTTGATATGTGGCCTATCTCTACGCCGTCCAGATATACCCAATACGCTGGAAACCCTTCATATTTTCCCTTGCGTATCGGGGCTTCCTCCACAAAAACCCATAACCACGCATCATAGCCATACGAGCCAATCAACTGCTGGTGCTTTTCCTCGCTATTAATATCAACGCCCTCTTCCAGACGCACAATCTCCACAGCCGCATCAGGTTTCTTATTCACCGGCGTGGTGTCATAATTGTCCAGATACATCCCTTTGACGAACACGGCGTTTTTCCGCGCACGTTCGGCCCTTGATTCCTCCTCGCGGGCGACGCGCTCGCCAAAGGACAGGTAACGCGGACCATCCATGGCACGCATACGCATCCAGCATTCGAATGTGTCTTCTGCGTCGTTGACAGCCCGGTGCTGTTCGACCCGGTCAATACCTACCAACCTCATCGTCTCTTGCAACGTATGGGATGGCGCGTCAGGGAACAGCGCGCGCGACATCTCAAGTGTGTCGAACAACCTGCCCACACGAAGCCCGATGCCATATCGCGAACAGGAAAAACCCAAGGCGTTTATGTCGTATCCGACGTTATGACCTATGACTGCCAGTCCGTTCATCGCCGCGGCGATACCAGGCAGAACATAGCCTGCATCGGGTGCGTTCTCCAGCTGATCGGGAGTAATGCCGGTCAACAATGTCGCCGACGTGGGCAGCATAGCGTTCGTCCGGATGAACACATCAAAACGTTGGATCACTTCATAGTCGCGGAGGAGTAACGCTCCAAATTCAATAATCTCAAGCTGCTGTCCGCCGCCGATTGTCTCCACGTCAATAACGATGCCATCCGCGACCCGCGCATTCCCCAGAAATGCTTCAAACGCAACATCACCTGATTGGCCTGCATGTTTACCCCGTACCCTGTCATATGGATGTAGAGCTGGCATACGTGTCGCTGCCATAGTGGAATCGGCTGTCGCCGCGGCATGCCTACCGCGCGCCGCTGGCTCAACTTTCGGCGCACTGCGATGGCCGCGACCAAATAGCCACGAAAACAAACCCATAATCCCCCTCCTTCTCTTTTAGTTGTAAACGCGTTAAACGCCCTCTCGCGATTACGGCAGCTCTTCGAACGCCTCCTGCTCACGTTCCAGATCACCCTTCTTCGCGGCGACGCCGAACTGATCCAGGTGTGACGTGACCTGAACTGCCTGCTCTTGCAGATTGAATCAGTACACATTGAATTCAACTACTTGTGGGTCTGCGGTTGTCCCAGTGACGGAGCACTCGTATGTCATGTCCTTTGCTGTGGCGCCGTACATGTTCGTGACGTCAACGGTCGCCTTATAGAACCAAGTGTTTGCATCTTTGGGTGTGAACGGCTGGATCACTCCGATGATGTCGTGGGTCTTGAACCCGTAGGGGTACATCTCTTTGCCGTATTGGCGGCAGGCTGCCAATGCCGAGGTGCTGGAGAGCTTGCTTTCAAGGGCCTTTTGCTCTTGTTCTTTAGCGAGCTTGGCTTGAACGTTCGCCTGTGTATCCAGAGTGAGGTTGACCTTCCCCTTGCTTGAGGTCGCCGAGGTGACGAGCCACTCCACGCCGGCGGATTTATCCTGCTTGAGTCGGTCAATCGTCATTTCCGTCCCGTTTTCGGCTTTGATCTCACCTAGTGCGTCATTCGATTGGAGTTGTTCGACAGCGGTCATAGCGTTCGTGTTCAGCGCTTTCTTTGCTAATTCCGCGGCGTTGACCGTAGGTGCTGGACTCGATTCCGTCTTCGCGGTCGATGTTGGAGATGTCTCCTTTTTCGGACTTGCGGATGAAGACGAAGACGGTGTGACTGTTGGAGCGGCCGTTGTCGAGGCATCTTTTGCCCCACCGTTCACAGCGCCGATGAGTATCAGCGCAACAACCACCAATACCCAGAACCACCATTTCTTCCAAATCGGCCTCTTCGCGACCGTGCTATTTGGATTGCTCATAATCCTCTCCCTCTCAAACGACGCCCCAAACAACCTGCGCCTTAACCATCCCGAACCCTCGCGAATACGGGCCGGCACCGCAACGACGCGATGCCAAAACTCTTATGGCAGATCCTCGTATTCGGTCTGCTCGCGCTCGATATCACCCTTCTTCGCCGCGATATCGAACTGATCCATGTGCGACGCGACATACGCCGCCTGCTCATCCGCAGACCACCCAGACATATCAGGCACTATGGAATCATCGGCAGCGCTCGCGAGCGCCACGTCAGTATCATCGGGAGTGGGGCCGAGGCCGTTTTCTTCGCGCCAGTCGGCGATGACGTCGGGGTCCTCGGCGAGGTTTTCGGCGTCCTCGATGATTTCGGACAGCGGCATGCGTAGCGCTTCCGCGATGCGGCGCAGTTGCTCGTAATCCGCAACCGAATTCAACTCCAGAATGCGACGCAGCGTCCCATACGGCACGCCTGATTCCTTGGCGAGCGCCGGCGTTTTGATTTCCCGCACGGCCATCGCCCTCTTGATTGCGATTGAGAGCGTCTTTGACTCAATCGTTGGGGTTCGTTTTCCGCTTGGCATAAGACAACAGTACTACAAATCGAAAGTGAAAACGTCTCATATGAGACGCGCCGATGTTGACGAGGGCGAATTGTGAGCGTAATATGTCTCATATGAAACGTATTGAGTCTTTATCTGAACAGCTGGGTGTGGCGCTCAAGCAGGTGATGCTGGAACAGCACATGGGACAGGACGAGCTCGCCAAGGCCGTCGACGTCTCCCGGCGCACCATGAACCGCATCCTCAACGGCGACGTGACCGTCACCTACGACCGGCTCACCCGCATCGCCACGGCACTGCACACGCGCCTGTCCACCATCATCCAGCGCGCCGAGGCGCTCGCGTCCAAGGAAGGAGAGTGATTGCGATGCGGCTACCACGTTTCATGGTCCTGTCGCTGGCCTGCGGCGCGACGCTCGTATGCCTGGGCATGGCGGCGCTCGCCGTCATGGCCGGCGTGACGACATGGAAGGAGATCGACCATGTCGATGCACTCAGTCCACGTTGAGGTCGAGATGCTTCGACCGGTTGAAACCGAGCGGTGTGTGCCAGTTGGCGTCGCAGGAAAGCGTCACTCCATACCGCTTGCCGTTGAGCATGGCATACCGGCCTATGGCCGTGCCATACATGAACCTGTCGAATTTCTCGCGTTCGGTGACGAGCTCCGGGACGGCGACGCTCGCATGGCTTCCGGCGGGGATGGTGTCGAACCTGCCCGTGGCGTGTATGGCGTCGATTCCCTCACCGAGTGGGGGCCGGTTGACCAGCAGCGTGACCTGTCTGGCATCGTCCGCGCCGATGTTCGTGAACACGACCTCGCCGGCGGCGGCGTCCCATGCCACGGAGAAATCCACCACGCAATCCTCCGTGTCCTTCCTGACGGCCTTGCCGGCAAGCTCGTTCGCCTTACGCGCCTGGAACAGGGCGACCACACCGGTGACGCCACCCAGCGCGCCGACCCCACTGATGACCATATTCGCGACATTCCAAGCATCCATAAGCCGAATGCTACCAACACCAACACCACGGCGCGAACAGAGGCGCTCGCGTCCAAGGAAGGAGAAGAAATGAACACCACATGTGACCTGAACGTCGACTGGCGTGCATGCCCCAATTGCGCGCGATTCAAAGAGCGCATCGAGGACGCCGAGAAGGAGGCCAAAGCCGTATCGGCGAACTTCGACCGGGCGTACGCCGGATACCGCGAGGACGTGGCCGCCGGCCGCGCGTGTCCCGCCACGCCACGGCAGCGCGCATGGAGCTCGTACCTCGACGACCTAGAGATGGAACAGTCCCTAGCGTCCACACGGTGGATGGAGGCCATCAACGCGTGGGCCGTCTCCATCCACAGGCACCACCGCCGCTATGAGGCCCGACAGCAGGAGGCCGAGGACGGCGAGCCGGCCGAGACGGAGGAGATGGACGCGTTCGACAGCGCCGCCGAAGCCCGCGAAACCGCGCTCGCCAGCGAGGAAGGAGAGGAGAAATGAGCGGAAAGGTCTTTATCGGCATCTACAAGACCGGACTGCGCCTGACCGGATACGGGGTGATGGCCGTGGGAATTGGGATCGCGGCGCTCGCGTACACGAGGCTCGTCCGGGAACTCAACGACCACAACCATCACGACTACATGTTCGATGGCCTTTTCTAGCGCAACTGCGTAACCCGTTGTCCGTCGTTGAACTCATCCACATACCAGTACGGCAGGGTTGACGGATTCAGTGTCACGTCCATCTCCTTGGTCTTCGAGACCTTTACCCGGAACATCACCGTACCGCGATTGGATACAGCCCTATCCATGCGCATGAGCAGCGAGTCGGGGCTCTCGCCTTCATGCAGGACGAAAATCCGCTCATGCTCATTGCCGATGACCCCTACATGCAACCTGTACACCATTTTCAATACTTCCTTTCCCGCCGACGGCGGATTGATTTTGATTTGCACCCTCCAGCCTACCGGCGGCGGGAAAGGGCACAACGTCAGGGAGAACCACATGAATAACCACGCCACCGACACCGAACCCAACCATTGCCCGGAATGCGCTCTGGCCCGCGGCGCCGCCATCGAAGCGCACCAAGACCATGCATACGCCTGGCGCCAATACCGTGCTGCGTCGAACGCGTTCTTCACCGACACCGCCAACGGCCTCCTGCTTCTGGGCTCGCACGCATGCGAGCAACGCTGGCACGAGGTCGAACAGCTCTGGCGTGAAGCGCAGACATGCTACGAGGCGTGGATGGCCGCCCACCGCATCCATATCCACACCGTCTGCGCCCACCACCAACTCCAGAAAGCGGCCGAGATGGACGAAGACCCCATCACCGACGACACCGACACCAAGCCCACGGCCGCCGAACGCGCCGCCTACTTCGCGGCACGCGACCATGCGGACGACACCGACACGCCAGGCACGCCCGGCCGGCGGCCAGCAGTGCGGATCGTCGCATACGACGCGCATAAGGGCGGCTGCCATGAGGTTGACCCCACCGATGTGCCCGTCTGGCTGCTCGACACCCCGAACACCGCCATCGCGCGCGACGCTCGCAAAGCCACCCTGCAGGAGATCCGCACCCTCATCGACGACCTGATCGACGGACCGGACGAGCGCGGGGAAAGGGAATCCTGATGGACCAGGTACTGCACATCACGGCCGAACCCATCGCCTTGCGCGTCAAGGACGCCGCCCGCTACATGGGAGTCAAAGACCCCGACTACGTACGCACCCTCGTCGACCAAGGCTACCTGCGGGCACGCAAGGCACCAGGCACGAAAACCATGCTCATATCCGTCCAATCCATCCACGACTACCTGGGAGACCGACGATGACCACCAATCACACACCGAGCCCGCGCGAACGCCTGACCGCCACCACCGGCGCCATCATCGCGCTCGCCGCCGGCACGTACATCGCCTGCGGTGACGGCTTCACCTGGGACCCGTATGCGTACACCATCGCATGGCTCCTGCTGATCTGCGCGCTCGCCGTCACGATCCCACAGACGGACACGCTCATCGACACCATCACCCGCGCCGCCCGGCGCATGGCCCGCATCCCACGCAGCGTGCACCACGCGCACCGTGCGCTCGCCGGCCACCGGCATGCGACAGGGCGCATGACCCGTGGGGTGGCAACGCCAGCCGCCCGCACCAAATAACCGAACAATCCTGCGTGGGACATGCGGTCTGCTCCCATGACCCACGCACCGGGGCCGTGCAAGTAGCCCCACCCGAGACACCCGGCCGACCTCCCTTCTCTCATATTCCCCCGGCAGGGTCCTCGCGGTGGAGGAGGGTGCGATTCCCTCCCGGCCCGCTAGGTGGGCGCGTCAACGTCACCCCCGCTCATCGAGATAGCCCGATGGGGCGGGGGAGCGATGGCCCTGGCCGCAGTCATGCCCAGCGGAATCAGCCCCGCCGGGGAGCCACCCAGCGCGCCCACCACACCACGACACAGAAAGGAACACACGCCATGGCAGGAGAGACCACCATCACCATCACAGGCAACCTCACCCGCGACCCCGAACTACGCACCACGGGCAACGGGCACACGGTATGCAACCTCACCATCGCCAGCTCGACACGCCAATACAACCGCGACACCAACCAATGGGAGGACGGCGACACGCTCTTCCTCAACTGCGCCGCCTGGGACTCGACCCGCGCGGCGCTCGCGAGCAACATCGCCAGCTCGTTGTCCAAGGGCATGAGCGTCATCGCCCAAGGCCGCCTCGTCCAACGCACGTACGAGACGGAGGACCACGAGCGGCGCACGGTCATGGAACTGCGTGTGGAGCACATCGGCCCATCGTTGCGCCGCGCCACCGCACAAGTGGCCCGCCAGCAATCCGCCGGCGGCTTCGCCCAGACGCCCGCCGGATATTCGGGTGGCGCCACAGCCAACACCGCGACGGGTGTAGCGGATCCGTTCGCCCAAGGTGCAGGCGTGCCGGAAGGCGACCCGTGGGCCGCCGGCACGGACGAATTCTAGAAGGGCAGACCATGGCCAGTTCGATACGGATCCCCAACATCCAGATGACCACGCGCGAACGCAACAACGCCGTGGGCAACTACCGTGCCATCCACGTGTGGGCCACACGGTTCAACCCGTATCCCATGCTCAACGCCAACCCCGGCATGAGCGTCGAACAAGTGTTCGAACAACTGCTCGAAGAGGACGAGCAACGGCTCACGGGGCTGCGCGCACGCATGGGCGCCACCGGGCGGGACGACACTCGTGACCGCACACCGCGCGCACACCGCCCCGACAGTCAGGCCACCGCCGACAGGCTCTTCACCACACCCTGGCACCAGCTCGAAACACACGAACAAGCCCAGGTGCGCACCCTGCTCGACACCGCCGGCAGACAGGATGTCACCCGCACGCTCGCGCACAACCCGTCCATGAGCGCCGACCAGATCATCGACGGACACGGCACGGAGGAACGGCCATGAGCACACGCGAAACCCCCGTCCTGGCATGCCATGTGGACGGTATACCGGCCACCAAAGGCAGCTACAAACCCGTACGCAACCGACACACCAGCAAGACCCTGCTCGTGGGCATGAACCGGCACGAACACGAATGGCGAAACCGTGTGGCACGCGAAGTGCGCTCGCAATGGGTCACGCAGCACCCCACACGCCCCATGCCATACCTGGACACGCCAATCACGGTGCGCGCCGTGTTCCTGCTGCCCAGGCCAAAAAGCGTGAGCCCAGCGTCACGCCCGTGGCCGACCGTCGCACCGGACATCGACAAACTCGCCCGATGCCTGCTCGACGCGCTCACCGACAGCGGCCTGATCAAGGACGACAGCCGCATCATCCACCTCGACGCCCGCAAACACTACGCCGACCCGCCACACAAGGCCACCGGCGCCGACATCACCATCCACACACTCGACAAGGAGGAACCATGAGCAGACAAGACGGATACGCCAGACTCCAAAACAGCTTCTGGCGCTCACCCAAAGGCATGAAGCTCAAGAAACGCAACCCGACGGCCGGATTCCTGTACATCCTGTCGATCAGCTACGCGGCCGACAACATGACCGACGGGCACATCAGCGAAGACGTCGCCTACTACGCGCTCGACGCGACCGACGACCAGATCCGATTCCTCGTCGAGGAAGGCTACTGGGACCCCAGCACGGACGGTGATGGATGGCAGATCCACGACTACCTCGAACACCAGAACAGCCGCGAACAGATCGAAGCCTCCAGAGCCAAGGACCGCGCCCGCAAAAAGACCACAAGGAAACCCTCCGACCAACCCAACACCGGAATCCACACGGAATCCACACGGAATCCAAACGGAGACCGCACGGACTGTTTAACAGAAAACAACAAACAGAAAACAACAAACTCTTCCTCTAACGAGGAAGAGGGGGAAACGCGCGCGAGCGCGCCCACCGCCCCCGCCGAAAGGCACCAGTCGGAAGCGCGGATCATCGACCTGTGGGAGCCGGACGCATCGGCCCGGGCCACCGCCGACGAGAAAGCGCGCGCAGGGTACCCACGCGTCGACCTCGCCTCGCTCGCCACCCGCTTCCGCCGCAAACTGCACGCCCGTGGCTTGGCGGCGTACAAGCTCCTGCCCACCACGGATTCCCTGTCGGCGGAGTTCTGCACATGGGTCGAGAAGGAAGCCGAATTCATGGCCGAACGCGCCAAGGGCACGCCCACGCCACCCGCCCACGTGGCGACACCGCACGAGCACACGTGGACATGCGAGCATGTGCAGAACCTCATCGCCCCGCATGAGGCCGAGTACGACCACACCCGTGACGGGTTCGCACCCAGTGCGTGGATGCAGGCCTGCAGCCGTCTGGCCGACCAACTCAACCAGGGCATCGACCCACACGCCGCGCTCACGCAGATCCTGCAGGAGGCCACCGCATGACCCTGCCACTCATCCTGCTTGCCCTCGCCGTCCTGCTCACCGGCGTCGCACTCTACGAACTGCACGGCAGCCGGGAAATATCCGCGCTCGCCGACCGTCTGACAGCCGCGCTCGACGCGTGCGGGGACACCGCGGTCACGATCCAATGGCGCACCCGCCAAGCCCCGTGGGACATGCACCGCGCCGACCTGACCCTCGACTGCATCGGCGACCTGCTGGCCGACCGGCCCGACCTGCGCGACGCCATCCTCCACGACGAAGCCTGGATCAGCTTCACCCCACACGACCCCACCCGTGAAAGGAACCGCCCATGACCCCACTGGCCACCATCGGCATCATCGGCGTCGGCATCTGCCTGCTGCTGCGCTGCATCCTGAACGCCGCCGAATGGATCCCCGACGCGCTCCGCGAGCGCCGCGAACGCAGGACACACCGGCGTGCGCGCCATGCGCGGCACGGGAAAGGGGAGTAGCGGCATGGCGCGCAACATCTCCGAACACGACAAGACCCTCACCGATGAAATCGCCGCGATCGACGCGCTATGCGACCAGATCCTCGACCGCCTGCCATACGAGACCGGCGATATGGCACGCGCCTACCGCGCCGGCCAGATCATGATGGCCAGCCTGATCAAACACGACATCCTCCTGCGCCTACGCCACACGCACACCACATGACCGACCTGCTCACCATCATCACCCTGCTCGCCATCACCCTGCTCATCAGCTGGTGGGCCGACACTCACCACTTCTAACCACCAGAACAAACATCCGAAAGGCATGACCATGAACCACCAGATCGACACCTACGCATTCAACGGCAGCACCGTACGGATCCACACGGGCGGCGAACAGGTCGAATACTGCGCTCGCGACATCGCCACCGCACTCGGCTACGCCAATACCAACGATGCCATCAGACGCCATTGCAAGGGGGTCGTGAAACGCTACCCCCTTCAAACCGCAGGCGGAATACAAGACACATCGTTCATCAGCGAAGGCGACGTGTACCGGCTGATCGTCTCCAGCCAACTGCCCAGCGCGGTCGCGTTCGAACACTGGCTCTTCGACGAGGTCGTCCCACAGATCCGCAAGCACGGAGGATACATCCCCGTCCAGGAAAGCGACGACGAGAAAAGCATCCTCGCCCGCGCCGTGCTCATCGCCCAATCCGCGCTCGCGGACAAGGACCGCATCATCGACGAGCAGCGCACACGCATCGCACAGACCGAACCATTGGCCCTGACCGCGCAAGCATTGTGCGACACGGCGGGAAGCATGACCCTCACCGACGCCGCCAGGCACTTCATGCAACTCGACCCACACATGAACCGCACCCACGTCATCGCCACATTGCGCGCCCACGGCTACCTCGAACGCAACTCACTGGCACCCACACGCAAAGCCACCGACCCCGGATACCTCAAACCGATCATCGGCACACGACACGACGGACGCCTCGGCAGGCAATACTCGCACTTCACCACCAAAGGCATGGGCTGGTTCATCAACCGGTTCATCTACGGCAACGCACAAGGAACCCTCACCGATACCACAACGGAGGCATGACCATGGCAAGCGCACGCATCATCGACATCATCCAACGCTGGCACAAGGCCGGCTACGACACCGCCACCACGGCCCGACTGCTCAAAATGGACAAGCGGGAAGTCCAAGACATCATCGACGCCGAAACACGACCCGCACCAAACAAGCCCGCACCACCCGAATTCAGCGACGTCCCACTGTTCTGACCAAAGGAACAACCATATGCAGCCAGACGCAGCCCGCATCCAACACGATATCCACGACCTACGCGACCAAGCAGCGACACTTGACGCGCTCGCGACCCGACGCATCAAGATCCACCACGACCACACCCACGGGCACATGAGCAGCGCACCCACACCACTCAACCTGCCCGCCGCCGACCTGCTCGACCAGATCCACGCGCTCACACGCCGCATCGCGCTCGCAGGCGGGTTGCGCTTCGGTCGCGGCATGGACGTGCACGCCCTGCTCAAAGGACTCGACCGGCCCGAGCCATGCGAGATGCTCGCCGCGCGCGGGGACGCGTGGGACATCGTGCGCCTCGTGGACGACGCGGCATGGCACGCCCGCCAGCTCACGGACCCGTCGCCCTCACTGCGGTATGCGGGCATCTGCCCACGCTGCCGCAGCGGCGTGTGGATCCCCGAAACCCAACCGCTCACCACAAACCACCGGTGCACGGAATGCGGGCACGTCGAACCACTCGCCACCATCACCCAGGCACACGAACTGCGCCTGCTCACCAGCGGCACCATGGACACCGCCGCCAACCTATGCCACCTGCTGCGCGCCTGCGGCATCCACGTCAAACGCAACACCATCACCCAATGGCGCAAACGCAAACGTATCACACCCGTGGGCAAGGACGACCAGGGCCGGCCCGTGTACGCGCTCGCCGATGTGCTCCTGCTGCGGCGTGCGGTTGACAGGGAGGAGTGTCACCGCTAGGGTATGTAGTATTGCGCGACGCGTGTAGCTGAGCGCGAATGTACGGCCTTGGACGGTGTGGACTGTCCGGGGCCGTTGCCGTATCGGGGGAGCGGGGCGATGAAGCGAACCAATCCACGCAGCGCGAACGGGCACAGGCGACGGCAGCTGCGCGCCCGTGTGCTCGCCGCGTACGACACATGCGCGATCTGCGGCAAGCCAGTGGACAAGAGCCTGCACACGCCGCACCCGCTGAGCGCGGAGGTCGACGAGATCATCCCCGTGTCACGAGGCGGCGACCCACTGGCATGGGACAACGTGCGGCTCACGCACCGGCGCTGCAACCGGATCAAAAGCGACAAGAGCGACGCATACGCGCGCGCCCGGCTCGAGCACAGGCCGCAGCCTCGCGCCACGTCGCTGCCATTGCACGCGAGCCCATGGTAACCAGCGCGCGACACGCACGGAATGGTGGGGAGGGTACCCCGGCCGGGGGTTGGAGGCCACCTCGTGTGCAGTGCCGATTTCTCCCCGGGCGCGCAGCAATCGTTACATGAAACGATTCGTAACGGAAAGGCGGTGATGACCATGCAGTGCTGCGTATGCGGAGCAGAGCTGCAATACAGCGGCCATGGCAAGAAACCACGCTACTGTTCATCCTCCTGCCGGGTGAAGGCGAAACGCATGCGCGACAAGATCGGCGCCCGCCCCGCCGCCACCAAGAAAGAGAAAGCCGCGCTCGCCGGCGACCACTTCGAATACAAAGGACGAGACATCCCAGCCAACCGGAGGCACGATGTCGACCTTGCATTCGAACGCAAGATGGACGAACCGCTCGAGACCACACTGCGTCGCAACCGCGCCCGCCTGCAGCGTGCAATCGACGACCCAGACTGCCCGCCCGCGGCACTCGCGGCACTCAGCAAGCAGCTGATCGCGGTAAGCCACGAGCTCATGGAGGTGAGGGGCTCCGACGATGTCCTCGCGATACTCGACGACGATGACGAGGTGATGCACGATGACGAATTCAAGGCGGAAACTGTCTGACCTCGCCTCGCACCTCATCATCCCCGACGGCATCGTGAAGACCCGATTCCCGCGCATCGCCAAACTCGCGAAAATCGCCGGCATCGCATACGACCCATGGCAGCAAGGACTGCTCACCCTCATGTACGGGCTACGCAAGGACGGCAAATACGCATGCGGTGCGGGAGGGCTCGCAGCCAGCCTTCCCCGTCAGGTAGGCAAGACCTTCACATTCGGCACCGCCGCATTCCTCGACTGCCTACTCACCCCAGGGCTCAAGGTGCTATGGACCGCGCACCGTTCCCGCACCTCCGACGAGACATTCGCCAGCATGCAGACACTTGCCCATGACGCGACATTCGCCCGCTATGTCGAAAACATCCGACGGGCGAACGGCCAGCAGGAGATAGGATTCCGCAACGGCTCCAGGATCCTGTTCGGCGCCCGCGAGCAGGGATTCGGCCGAGGCTTCGACGGCATCGACCAGATCGTATTCGACGAGGCCCAAATCCTGACCGAACGCGCCCTAGACGACATGGTGCCTTCCACGAACACGGCAGCCAACCCACTCATCGTGATGATCGGGACACCACCCAAGCCCGGCGACCCATCAGAGATCTTCCAAGGCAAACGACAGACAGCGCTCGCCGGCACAGACAAAGATCTGCTGTACGTCGAATTCAGTGCCCCACGCGGCAGTAGTCTCGACGACCGTGACGCATGGGCTGCTGCGAACCCATCCTATCCACAGCGCACCAGCGAAACCGCCATCGCCCGCATGCGCGCCATGCTGTCCGATGACTCATTCAGACGCGAGGCGCTCGGCATATGGGACAAAACCGACATCAAGCACGCCATCGATCCACAACAATGGGAACAGGCCGGCGTCGACGAACGCCGAGACGGCGGAGCGGTCTCGTTCGCGATCGACATGCCACCGGACCGGGCGAGCATCGCAATCGGCGCCTGCATGAGATACAAGGACAAAAGCGCTCATGTAGAGCTCGCACGATTTGAAAGCACAGGACAGAACGGTCTCGCATGGGTGATCGACTGGATCGCCGAACGATGGACACGCACCTGCAGCGTCATCATCGATGCACAATCACCGGCGACTGTTCTCGTACAGGACCTCAAACAACGTGGCGTACGCGTCACGCTGACCAACTCCACCGACATGGGCCAAGCATGCGGACGATTCACCGACATGCTCCGTGACGGCACATTGCACCACCTCAACGGGCAGGAAGCGCTCAACATCGCCGTCAAAGGCGCCACGAAACGCAACATCGGACAATCCGGTGCATTCGGATGGAACAAACGCACCGCCGACGTGGACATCAGCCCGCTCGTAGCCATTACGCTCGCCCTGCACGGGGCATGCACCACACACCGCAACCCGCTCGAGACTCAAAGGATGATCCGATTGCCATGAACCTGACATTCCCCAACACTATCAGCGGCATGAGCAGCCAGGAAACAATCCTCTACCGCAAACTCCTCACACGTCTCATCAAGAAGCGCCGCCGCAATGACCTGCGCGCAAAATACATGAACGGCCGCAACGAACTACACGACATAGGCTATGCCCTCCCTCCAATCGCCAATGACATCAACATCGTCGTGGGATGGCCGGCAAAAGCCGTTGAAGCGCTCGCCAACCGCGTCGTCATGGATGGTCTCATGGCCGATGACGGCACTGACCTGTCCGAACAGGTCGAACGTGTCATGGATGTTAATGACCTGCTGTCAGTCGCCGATTCCGTACACACGGATGCCCTTATCCACTCATGCAGTTTCGTCGCGGTCCTCGCGGGCGATCCCGCTCTGAGTGAGCCTGAGGCGATTGTGCAGGAATTCACCGCTGATGTGGCGACTGGTCTCTGGGACAAGCGCCGGCACCGTCTTTGCGCTGCGCTCCTGTTCGATGTGTCGGATGATTACGAGACTGTCGCCGGCGCGTATCTGATGGCCTACGGGCGCACCATTGTCATCGAACCCGACGAACACGGATGGCATGTGGCGGCACGTTTCGACGATGATATGGACCGTATTCCCTGTGAATTGTTCGCGTTCCAACCAGACGAACGCCGGCCCTTTGGCCGCAGTCGTATCAGCCGTACTGTCATGAGCTTGACCGACAGCGCGGTGCGTACATTCCTGCGCAGTGAACTCCAGGCGGAGCTCTACTCGGTGCCTCCCCGCTATATCCTCGGAGCGTCCGAAGACATGTTCTCAGACGAGAACGGCAACCTTGTACCACGCTGGCGGCTCATGCTTGACCAAATGCTCATTCTTCCACGTGACAGTGCATCCGGCGAAGTGCCTCAGGTAGGGCAGTTCACCCAATACTCGTTCGAACCACATTCCGCGCAGTTGCGGCAGACCGCGACGATGTTCGCATCGGCCACGAGCCTGCCTCCCGATGCGATGGGGGTACTCACCGACAATCCCAGCAGTGCCGAAGCGATCGACAAAGCCACGAAGGAATTGTGCTTGCTCGCGGAGAAGTGCCACAAATGGTTCGGCCGCGCATGGAGGCATGTCATTTCCCGTGCGCAACTTGCCTCAGGTCCTGATGGAGATATACAGGCAGTGCGGCCGCAATGGAGGAATCCAAGCACACCGAGCCGCGCGGCCGCCGCCGACGCTGCGGTCAAACTCGTCCAAGCCAACATCCTGCCAGCCGATAGTGAAGTCACCTACGACATGCTCGATCTGAGCGACGAACAACGTCGCATCCTACGTATGGAACAGCGCAGTAAACGCAGTCAGGAACGCATCGACCAACTACGGTCTGCGCGCACGCAGGGACAACGGGAGGAAGTAGCCGATGGATCTCAGTATGCTGCTCCTGCCAGAGCCTCAGCGTCATCTTCTGGAAGCTGAACTCGATCGTCTGCATAAAAACTACGAGGATGACATTACCAATCTGATTGATGCCGCAACCGATGAAATGGAGCGTGCATCATGGTTTGAGCGGCAGTCATTGGTCATGCAATACACAGAGGACGCCAGCCAACTTGCCAATGAATACTACATGGCAGTCAGGGATAGCTGGCAACGATATGGGCAGGTCACATTCCCGAACTATGCACCAGATATCTACAACCCATACGAGACGCTCTACCATCAGGTAGGCGGATTCTCCGGCACCGACTGGAATGGGCTGAATTTCATCCAAATCATGGAGGAACGGTCACGCGCCGGCCTGAGAGTGGATGACCTATGGCCCGATATGCAATCCATCGATGACTGGCAACAATTCATCGGGGAAATGATCGACAGATCCATCCGTGATACGACACAACACAATCGCGACACCGACCCGACCCACCCACGATGGGCACGTGTGCCAAGAGGATCGAACCCATGCGCATTCTGCGCCATGCTTGCCAGTCGAGGATTCGCATACACGGAAAAAGACACAGCGGATTTCGGCAGCTCCTTCCACAAGGGCAAATGCCGCTGTGTACCTGTATGCAGTTGGGGCAGGGACAGAATCTTCGGATACGACCAACAGACATACCTGAACATGTGGGACAAAGCCAAGGAGGCAAGCCACAACAGCGACGATTCGAAGACTTTGGAGCATATGAGACGCCTATACCCATCGCAGCTCAAGGACGGTGTATATCCGAAGCCGACTCTTCCATGGAACGAATCGAAAAAACTCCTATCGATGCGTGGAGAAACAAAAGGCACACGAGCATCCTGGATCGCACGACAGGAAAAAGCAGGAGTGCCTATCGCCGAGGAAACCCTGGAACTTCACGAAATCGTATTCCTTGAACGGTTCAAAGAAGCAGGACAGCATTACCAGTGGATCAAGAAATCCTCGGTGGGCGAGTCTACCAACGACTTCCACTGGGAAGACCGACATACCGATGCTGAGCTCAAATCGATGGCGACGCTCAAATACGGAAGAATCGCAGACCGTATCAGCGATGCAGTCAGAAAAGCGCACACCCATGGCGTGACCAAAGACGTGTTCATCATAGATCTGGGTGAGACAAAAACCCCGACAAAACTCGAAAACCAGCTGGCTGGATACAACCAGAAACGGAAAGAGACCATCAGGGAACTTTGGGTGATGGACGCATCCGGACTGCATCAGATCCAATTGAAATGAAAGAGAGGGATAACCCCCCGACTGACTGCCAGTCTCAATGGAGCTGGTTGCGTGGGATCCCTCTCAAATCAAGCATAACACACCTCGGTGGATTGCCGCAGCAGCCGACCGGACCCGACTGTAAATCGGGTGCATCACGCCGCGCAGGTGCAAATCCTGCATCCACCACGTTTCGCGGATCCCGCACGCCGCGTCGCTAATCGTGCGTACCTATCAGCAAAGGAAAACCCATGTGGCAACTGCACAACCTCAACCAATGGCAGCGCAACACGCATCCAATCATGACCATCGATACCGGAAACAACGCCGGTGGAGACGGCGATGACAAGCCTGTGACATCCGAAAACTCTACATCCACGGACGATCCAGGGAAACAGGATGAGCGTTCCAGAGAGTTCAGCCGGGCGTTGGCGAAACGCAAGGCCGAACTCGAAAAGCAGTTCGAGGACAAATACCAGGATTACGAGGAACTCAAAAAGAAAGCTCAGGCTTTCGATGAGCAACAAGAATCCGGCAAGTCCGACATGGACAAGCTCAACGAACGTCTCGCGGCAATCGAGGCTGAGCGAGACAAGCTCGCCGCCGAGAAACAGCACGCCGCCATTGTGGCAGGCATCGCCAAGGAAACCGATCTCCCGGAACAGGCAATCAGCCTGCTCGCTGGCGATGACGAGGAATCCCTACGTGCCGCTGCGACCGAACTGAAGACGCTCATGGGTGAACGCAAACCACGTCGCGGAGCACCACCAGCCACCCACGCCAACGGTCATGAGCCTAACACCGAACGGCATGGTATTGACCTGCTACGCGACGCATACACCAACTAATCAGGAAAGGAAGCCATCATGGCACTCACCCTCGCGGAATCCGCGAAACTCTCCACCGACAGCCTGCAGAAAGGTGTCCTCGAGACATTTGTGCAGACCAGTCCAGTCCTCGATCGCATCCCGATGATGGATATTCAAGGAAACGCCTACGCGTACAACGAGGAAGCAACACTGCCCGGAGTCGCGTTCCGAGGTGTCAACGAAGCGTACACAGAATCCACCGGTACTGTGAACCAGAAGACCGAAAAACTCAGCATCCTCGGCGGCGACGCGGACGTAGACCGCTTCATCCAGCAGACCCGGTCCAACCTCAATGACCAGCGGGCCACCCAGACCGCGATGAAGGTCAAGGCAATCAGCTACAAATTCCAGGACGCGTTCATCAATGGCGACAGCACCGTGGACACCAACGGATTCGACGGGCTGAAGAAACGCCTGACCGGCAACCAAGTCATCGACGCTGCCACGAACGGACTGAAAATCATCGGCGACGGCAAGGACGACGTGCACAAATTCCTCGACATGCTCGACGAACTACTCGCCGCCGTTCCTGGTATTAACGGCACCAACGGCGCCATCTACACAAACGCGGCCATCCAGCGCAAGATCGGCAGCGCATTGCGCCACGTCGGCCTCGACAGCGTACTGGAGGAAGACATCACCGGCAAACGCACCATTCAGTGGAACGGCGTGCCCATCCTCGATATCGGCACCACCGCCGACGGCAAGCAGATTCTCGGTCAGGACGAGACACAGGGCACCGCACCGGCCGCCACAAGCCTGTATGCGGTACGGTTCGGCGCATCCGAAGGTGATCAAGCTGTCACCGGCCTGACCAACGGTGGCGTGCAGGTTGACGACCTCGGACTGTTGCAGGAAAAGCCTGTCTACCGCACACGTGTGGAATTCTATTGCGGCGTTGCCGTTTTCGGTGGCAAAGCGGCGGCCCGGCTGAAAGGTGTGCTCAATGCCTGAACGCCAAACCTCAAGGAAGAAGCAGCCATCACCGCCAGAATCCACGCCCGTCCTCTCGCGCATCGAATCATTCCTTGTGCCGGCACCTGACGGGTCAATGAAACGCGTCACACGCAACATCGACACCGGCGAACAGACCGTGGAAAACGACGATGCCGGATAAACCCAACGCATTCGCGACCGTCGAACAACTCGAATCCGGATGGCACCCGCTACTGGACGGCGAACGGAGCCGCGCAGCGGTTCTGCTGGAACGTGCCACGCGCATGATCAAAGCACAATGCCCACGGTGGGCACAGGCCGAGAATCACAATCCCGGCATTTGCGCCGATGTGTGTTGCGCCATGGTCATGCGCGCCATGCAAACCGGCGATACGGACATCCCGGATGGTGTCAAACAGATGAGCCAGACCACAGGCGCGTTTTCGGACTCGTACACGTTCGACAATCCGCTCGGGAACCTCTATTTACGAGACGAAGAACGCCGCGTTCTGCACGCCGGTGCAGGAGGGCGAGCCTTCACTATCAGCTATGAGAGGGAAGCCCAGTGATCCCAACCGACTATGAGACCGTCACGGTCTCCCGCAGCCGCATGACCATGATCGCCGGCCGGCGCCACAGCGAACCGCCCGAACAGGTCGGTGAAATCGGCGTCCTTGTCGCGCCCGTCACACGGGAACGGCAATTGGAGACCGGACGCACCACGCTAGTCTCCGGCTATGACCTGTACCGGCGCGGCCACGCCGTACTCGACATGCGCGAAGGCGACCTCATCGACGTGCGTGGCGAGACGATGGTCGTCACCGGCTCGCCCATGCAGTGGCGACGAGGCGACCGCGTCATCGGCTGGCAATGGCACTGCGAACGCAAGGAGGACACCATATGAGCCGTACACGGGTGAAAGTCGTACTCAACCGCGAATCCGTACGAGAGCAGCTGCTGCACAACCGGCAGCTGCTCGACGAGGTGCAAAGTCAGGTCGAAGGCATGGCCAACGTGCATCCAGCCATCAAGGTGTACCGCAACACGGACAGGGAACGAGGCAACATCGTCGCCACGATCCCAATGTCCGTCGAGGACGCGCACCGCGGACTGCTCACCGACATGCTCAGCAAGGTGCGCATATGACTCCACGGCTGCTCGGCATCGACCCATCCGCACGGATCCTCGCCGCACTACGGAACGTCCTGCCCGACGTGCCAATCGGATTCGATATGCCGACCGGCGCCCGCAGGCTGTTCCTGACACTCGCGGCCGGCGCCTACCCGACCCCGGTCACGCAACGGTGGACGCTCACCATGAGCGCCTACTCGACCACGCCCGCGAGCATCCTCGACCACACGGACGCGCAATCCATGTGGCTCACAGCCGCACGCGCACTGCTCGCCGCCAGACGACGGCATCCGTTGTGCGACGTCGAGGTGCAGGCGGGCCCCATAACCACCCACGACACGACGCTCGACACCGACTACGTGTACGGATCGCTCATGCTCACCTGCGTCGCTCAATAAACATCTGACCCATCTGAAAGGAACAATCATGGCAGATCTGGAAGCCCAACTGATGGCCGCCGGCGCCACCGGACTGGAATACGTCAGCTCCGGCAACGACGCCGACCTGGTCAAGCTCATCAAGGAGGCCGCGATCTTCCGCTACGACGTCGGCGCCTCGGTCGGCACGCTCAACGGCAACTGGAAACCGGCCGACGGCAAACAGCCGCTCGGATACTTCAGCGAGGACGGCATCACCATCCACCCGGAGGCCGGCGAATCCAACGACTTCACGGGGCACAACGGCGACACCGTCGCCTCGTGGGACTCCGGCGGCTACTGGACGTTCCAGTTCGCCGGCCTCGAATCCAAGAAGGAGGTCGTGGAGGCGTACTTCGACGCCACCGTGGACGCGACCGGCGCGATCACCATCGACAAGGCCAGCTGCGACAAGCCGGCGCAGTACGTCATCGCCGGCCTCACCCAGGCGGAGAACCTCATCGTCCTGCACATCCCCAAGGCGAAGGTCGGCGAACGCGAGGACCTCGTCTGGAAGATCTCGGAACTCATGAGCTACGGCATGACGCTGCGCGCGATGAAGGATGCGCAGGCGCCGTACTACTTCAAGGCATGGGGCTTCGCCACCGACCTGAACTGACAACCAAACTAAACCGTCCCCTCCCGCCGCGCCGCCTATCCGCGACGGGAGGGGAACCCCACCACCGATAGGCATCGCACAAATAGATAGGACACCATCATGGCCAGCCACGAATACGAAACCATTGACCTGACGCCCACAGCCAAGAACACGGACACGGACCCACGCCCCGTCCACATCCAATACGGCGACGTCAAAATGGACCTGCCCCGCCTCGACGACTCCAGCCAGCTGCCCACCAGCATGCTCATCGCCGGCATGACCGCCGCCAGCCAGGGATGGAACAACCTCGACGAAGACCAGCAGATCGCCTTCATGGCCACCATGCTCGCATGGCTCGCCCGCGAATACCCGCGATTCGAACGCGAACTCGACCGCAAATCCGGAGACAAAGTGCTCGACATCGGCCGCATCTTCGCCGCATGGGCCAAAGCCACCAAGGACATGGACCCAAAAGCCTCATCCTCATCGACCTCTGCCTGAACCACCCGGCGGCCATCCAATACGACTGGATCGCCGCATGGGGACGCCCACTCGACCTGACCCGCCAACCGCTGTACGAGGCATGGCCCATGTGCCGTGAGATCCTCAAGAACCACGACACCAGCCACGCATACGCCGCGCTCGCTGGCATGTCCTACCTGCCCGGACAGGCCGAGCAGCTCATCCATGCCCTCAACCAGACAAGACAACGGCGCACCACGCCCGCGTGGATGAAACCCGATCCGCTCACCAGCCGCGCGGATAGTGCGGCCGCTCAGCCGCATGACGAACTGCTCCGCGCCAAACTCCGCGCCAGACTCGGCATCGGCGACGCATAACCGAACAAGGAGGCCGTCATGGCGCAGGAACTCGGCACAGGCTACATCATCATCAGCCCGTCGACCAAGGGACTGGGCAAGGCCATCGAGGGTGACATCTCCGCCAGCGCGGAGAAAGGAGCTGACGGCGCAAGCAAGACGCTCCTGCAGCGCGTCGGCGGGGCGTTCGGCAAGATCGGCAAGATCGGCGTCGCCGCTACCGCCGCGGTCGGGGGAGCCCTCGTCGGCCTCGCCGCCAAGGGCGGCTTCGACCGTGCCCTGAACATCGAAAGAGCCCAGACCAAGCTTAAGGCACTCGGCCACGACACCAGAAGCGTCGACGGCATCATGAACGACGCGCTCGCCTCGGTCAAGGGCACCGCGTTCGGTCTCGGCGACGCGGCCAGCGTCGCCGCGGGCCTCGTCGCCTCCGGCGTCAAGCAGGGAGGGCAGCTGCAGACGGTCCTCAAGACCGTGGGCGACACCGCGCAGATCGCCGGCGTCGAATTCAAGGACATGGGCACCATCTTCGGCAAGGTCGCCGCAACCGGCCGCTTGCAGGGCGATGAGATGCTCCAATTGATGGAGGCGGGCATCCCGGTCCTGCAGTATCTCGCAGACCATTTCCATGTCACCGCCGAGGAAGCGCAGAAAATGGTCTCCGATGGTAAGGTCAGCTTCGCGGACTTCGAGGCGGCGATGCGCGAGCATGTCGGCGGCGCCGCCCTGTCCGCAGGTGAGAGCTTCGACGGCGCCATGGCGAACGTGAAGGCCGCATTGAGCCGTCTGGGGGAGAGCGTCGCCACACCCGTCATCAAAGGACTGACCGGACTGTTCAATCAGGCGATCCCGCTGATCGACGGGTTCACCGCAGCGGCAAAACCGATGCTCGAGCATATCGGAGACTCGCTGCAGCACGGTCTGGAGCAGGTGATTCCCGCCATCGGCGGCGTCGTCTCCACCATCGGATCCATGCTTGACGGTCTGCGTCGCGGCCTCGGAGGCGCGTTCTCCACTCTCGGCGACGCACTCCATCCGGCTGCGAACAAGATCAAGAACACGTTCCTCACGCTGTTCGCCGGCATCAAGAATCAGGTCGATGGCGACATATCCAGCATGACCGACGGTATCGGTGTGAAGATCCAAGGGCTTGCGGCCAGGATTGCGCCAGCACTCGGCGGCATCGCCCTGCAAGCCGCGGAGGCGTTCCAACGGCTCATGCCCAGCGTCCAGCAGGTCATCGACTTCATCTCCAATGCGTTCAACTCGGTCAAGGACATCGTCGGGCAGTTCTTCAGCGCATTCGAACAGGCCGGCGGCAGCACGGCGCAGCTCTCGCAGATCGGCGGCGCGCTCGTATCGCTCATGAGCCCATTAGGGGCCATCAAGCTTGTCGCCGAGCAGTTCGGATCCATCATCATGCCCACGCTCTCAGCCACACTCGGCCAACTGGCCGGCACGTTGGGCGGCGTCCTCGCCTCGGTGCTTCCGTCCATCGCATCAGCGTTCGAAACGGTCGGTTCCGCCATGGGACAGGTCCTCTCTGCGGGCATGCAGGTCATCGGCGCGCTGTTGCCGCCACTGGCCAGCCTGCTGGGCTCATTGGCACCGATCGTCACAACGATTGCAGGGCTCTTCGCTGATCTGGCTTCGGCCACATTGCCCGTATTCGCCGATATGGTCAGCCAACTGGCCAACATGCTCGGCGGCGCGCTCGCGACGGTGCTCCCATCGGTGGGTTCAATGCTCACGGTACTCGGCGACGCCATCGGACAGGTGCTTTCCGCCGGCATGCAGGTCATCGGCGCGTTGCTGCCACCGCTGGCCAGCCTGCTGGGCTCATTGGCACCGATCGTCACGATGGTCGCGGGTCTCTTCGCCGATCTGGCGTCGACCATCGGTGGCATCGTGTCCGGCGTCATGCCGTCGCTGGTCGCCATAGTCCAGACAGTGGGGGACACGTTGAGTGGTGCTATCATGGCCGTGCTGCCAAGCGTGCAAAGCATCATCGGCTCCATCACGTCGGCCCTGCAGTCGCTCATGCCAGCCATCACCAATATCGTGTCGGCGGCTGGGCAGATTGTGCAGTCGATCCTGCCGGTCGTGGTCAACCTACTGCAGACGCTGTCGCCGTACATCGTGCAGGTCGCAGGCTACATCGGTCAGGTCGCGGACATGATCGGACAGCTCATCGCGCAGGTCGCGCCGCTCGTGGAGCAGCTCATCAGCTCTCTGCTGCCCGTCATCACGAACATCGTTGATCTGGTCATGAACATCATCAACGTCATCATGCCACTCATCCCACCGATTCTGGAGGTCGTGATGATGGTCATCGACGGCATCATGGCCGGATTGGACGTGCTCATGCCCATCATCCAAGGTGTCCTGACGGTGGTGACCACAGTCGTGTCCGGCATCATGACGCTCATCGGATGGATCATCGAGGGAGTGTCCAACCTCGTGGCATTCGTCCAGCCGGTCATCCAGGGATTGAGCGATTTCATCACCATGGTGCTATCCACCATCCGCACCGTATGGGACACGGTATGGAACGCGATCAAAACCGTGTTCCAAACCATATGGAACGCCATCTCATCGGTCGCGACATCAGTGTTCGGCGCGATCTCCGGATTCATCAGCGGTACGCTCAACTCCATCCGCGCTGTATGGAACGCCATCTGGAACGGCATCAGCAGCTTCGTGAGCAGTATCTGGAGCAGCATCAAATCCGTGGTGTCTGGCGCTATCAACGGGGTGAAGTCCACCATCTCCAACGTGCTCAACGCCATCAAAGCCGTGTGGGACAACATTTGGAACGGCATCAAGAACGGTATCGGCGCCATTTGGAACGGCATCAAAACCGGGGTATCCAACGGCATCAACGCCGTCATAAACACCGTGCGCGGCATCAAGGACTCCATCCTTGGATTCTTCTCCGGTGCGGGCTCATGGCTCATCGAATCCGGACGTAGCATCCTCAACGGATTGAAGGACGGCATCATGAGCGGCATCAACTCCGTCAAGAACGCCGTGGGAGGCGCGTTGCAAAGCATCCGCAACCTATTCCCGTTCTCACCGGCGAAGGAAGGCCCGTTCTCCGGCCACGGGTGGGTGCTCTACTCCGGCATGAGCATCATGCAGGCCATGGGCGACGGCATCCGCGCGCGCACCAAGAGCGCCGTCGACGAAGCCAGCAAGAGCGCCCACAGCATTTACGACGCGCTCAACACCGGCAAACCACTCGTCGGCATCGACGTGGACGCGGCCCTCAACACCGCGCGCTCGCGGTTCGCGATGGAGCTCATGCCCACGGCATCGGCCATGGGCGCGGGGAACGTCACATACAACATCCAGATCGACGGTGCGCGTGTCGCGTCGGACGAGCGTCTGCTGCGCCTGCTCGACGAACTCGTGGACGCGGTCGGCGCCACGGTGAAAGCGAGGTAACGATGGCTGACGGATACGGTGGCATCGTCGCGGGCTCGTGGCGGTGCCATACGGCCGCGTGGATCGTCTCCCAGACGGACACGAGCGCCGTGATCCGCGTGGAGGCACGCTTCCAGGCGGTCAACGGATGGTATTTCGCCATCAACGGCATCAACGGGTCCGTCCGGTGCAACGGCCAATCCGGCAGCGGCACCGGCAACGCGAACATCGGCACGAACGGTGAAGCGGTCATCTGCCGCAAGGACTTCACGATAGCCAAGAGCGACAACGCGAAGAACATCTCCTGTTCGGCGACCGTCTCCCAGTCCGCGTTCAACGGTGGCACATCGTCCGCGTCATGCAACGTGAGCGTGCCGGGCGTGACCTATCTCAAACCGAACCCGCCGAAGAACGTGAGCTGGACGCGCGCGTCCGATTCGAGCGTGCGATGCGCATGGCAGTCTAACTGGGACAATGCGGCCCGCAAACCATGGCACCAACTGCACCTGTGGATCCGCGAACGCGTCGGCGGTGGCGGATGGGGTGCATGGACGGCGCGCGCCACACTGAACTGGGACGCGACGAACTACACGTACGGCAACCTCAAAGCCAACGCCCACTACCAGTTCGGCATGTGGGCGTCGAACCCCGCCGGCGACTCCACCCACGTGGACAACACGGCCGGCATCCACACCACGCCCGCCGCGCCACGCTCAGTGACCGTGACCCGTGTGTCGTCGGGCCGTGTGCGCATCACCGCAGACGTGTCCAACTCGTACGCGACGAGCGTGACCGTCGAACGCCTGTTCGATGGCACGTGGACGGCGGTGGGCACGGCCTCACCGGTCAACGGGAAGGCGACGCTCGAGGACACGAGCGTGCCGGCAGGCGTCGTGCAGTACCGTGCGCTCGCCCGTGTCCCGGTCTATGGCACCGACACGGGCCGGGGCATGCTGTCGTCCGCATGGGCGTCCAGTGCGACGGTCAGCACGATTGAGACACCGAAAGCGCCGACCGTGACGGTGCCCGCCACCATCCCACCGGTCGGTGCGACGGCGATGGTCTCATGGACACCTACCCACCCCGACGGATCCGCACAAACCGCCGCCCAGGTCAAAATCACACGCCCACTGGGCGGTGGCGATGAGACCCGTGACATCACCGGCGATGTGACGCGCGCCTCGGTGACCTGCCCGACACCCGGCGATTACACCGTGCAGGTGCGCACCAAGGGCTTGGCCGCCGATTGGGGTCCGTGGTCGTCCGTGCGCAGCTGGCATGTGGCGAACCCACCCAGCGTGAACCTCAAACCCGTCGAGGGAACCGATGTGGTCACCCAATTGCCGATTGTCGTGGAATGGACGGCGTCTGATTGGGATGGCATCGCCCGCCAACAGGTGCACATCGTCCATGACGGCATGGTCGTTTACTCGGTGACCGTCGCTCCCGCGGACCGCAAGCTGACCATACCGGCGGCATCGTATCTGCCTGTCAACGGGTCGGTGCTGCTCATCGAAGTGACTGTGCGCTCCGGCAACGGATTGAGCACGACCTCCTCACGGCAGGTCACCGTCGCGTACACGCCACCGGCCTCGCCAAGCGGTGTGTGCACGCTTTCCGATGGGTACATGATGATGGTTCAGGCCACCGCGGGCACCGACACGTCCGCACCGGCCACGGGGCACCTCATGGTCGAACGCGTCGACCCAGACGGCGTGGCCGAGACCATCGCGGACAGTGTGCAATCCGGAGGGTTCGGATTCGACTACCTGCCCCCATTGGGAGTGGACTACGCGTACCGTGTGACCGCGGTCAGTGCCTCCGGTGCGGCCGCGTCCACGGATATACCCGCTCGGATCGACTCGGACTGTGTGGTGTTCAACTTTGGCCTCGACGCCAGCGAGGTCCTGCCGGTGGGCGGCGCATGGAAACTCACCGACAAACCCGAACTGGACACCACGGAATACCATTTCGCCGACGACACCGGCCTGCCACGCTCCTACGGCACCGGAGACCTCGACGACACCATCACCATCAGCAGTAGCTACCTATGGGTGGACGCGACCCAATGGCGGCGCATCCGCCGACTGGCACGCACCTACAGCCGCGGCTGGCTCCGCACCCTGGACGGCGCACGCATGCGCGTACGCGTATCCATGCACCAATCACTGACAGCCAACGGTCGCGTGGTCGACTTCTCGGCTGATTGCAAGGAACTCGCATGGGAGGAACCACACCATGGATAACACTCACCACCAGATGAGTTTCGACACCACCTACCGCATCATGCGCGTCAACCGCAAAAACGGACTGGAAACAGACATGGTGCACACCGCCCTGACCGGCGGCTCCATCACCCGCAACCAGGACACGGCCATCACCGAACAGGCGACCCTCGACATCGAGGGCACCGCCCTGTTCGGCAGCGACCTTCTACGCATCTGGGCCGACCTCGACTACGCCGACGGCACCACCGAAAGCATCCCACTGGGCACCTTCCTCCCTGACGGGCCCAAACGGCAAATCACCGGCGGGGAAACCACCCGTACACCACTCAACCTCTACGGGCGCCTACGCGAACTCGATGACGACCAATTCACCCAACCGGTCGCGCTCGCCACCGGCGCCAACCCCATGACATGGATCGAATCCACATGCACGGCCGCCGGCCTCGAAATCGCCCCACACGACGAATGCACCTACCGGATGGGCGCCGCCTGGACATTCGGCATCGGCGACCAGAAAGACAAAAGCAAACTCGACGCCATCAACGCACTCCTCGACCTCATCGGCTGGCAATCCGCACGCACCGACCCCTACGGGCGAATCCTCCTGCAACCCTACACCCCACCACACGAACGCTCACCAATCTGGACATTCACCGAAGGCCCAGGCGCACGATTCCTACGCGACATGACCGACGAACGAGACTGGTTCGACACCGCCAACCAAGTCCGCGTCATCTACAGCCACCAGAACAAGGAAATCACCGGCATCGCCACCGACACCGACCCCAACAGCGAATTCTCCACCATCCGGCGAGGCCGCACCATCGGCAAAACCTACACCTACAGCGACATACCCGAAGGCAAAACCGACGCACAACTCACCGCGCTCGCCAACGCCAAGGCACGTGAACTGCTCACCACCAGCCAAAGCGTCATCCGCCGCATCACCATGACCCACATCTACGCGCCAGTCACCATCGGCGACCTCATCCACCTCGACTACCCAACAGGAGGCGTCATCGGCGACTTCGCGATCCGCACACAGAAAATCCGGCTCGACGCAGGCCTGCCCATTGAAGCCGAATGCCGCCAATTCGAAAGGACCACCAATGGCTCATGACACCTACCACGCGCGAGATGCAGGCGCCCGCCTCGCCCAAACCCTCGGTGACGCCCTCGCCACACCTACACCACCCAACATCAGCTACGGCACCGTGACCGCCACACGCACCATCAACGGCCACACACGCCTCACCGTGACCTGCGCCGGCACCACCCTCACCGACCTGCCATGCACCACCACCTGCACCAGCGCTAAAACCGGAGACCGGTGCCTCCTGCTCACCGCAAACCACCTGACCACCATCATCGGCATCCTCGCCTAACCCCAGAAAGGAACCCAACCATGGCAACCATCCACATCAAACTCGAACACCCCACCAACGGCGGCACCACACCCTGCGATGGAACTGTACGATTCATACCAATCCGCCGGTACAACCGAGGCGACACCGTCATCATCCCCAAACCTTTCGAGGTCACCCTCACCAACGGCGAAGCAAATGCCAAAGTCATCGAAAGCGACCACACGGGCTGCTGGGCCATCACCGAACTGCCCGGAACCCCACAGGAATACACCCGATACGTCCAAATCCCCACCACAAGCGAAACCCTCGAATACACCGACCTCATCGACGTCAACCCCACAACCCTCCTGCCCACAACCGTCACAGCAGGACCACTCCTGCAGATCGCCCTCGCAGCAGACGCACAAGCCGCGCTCGCATACAGCCGCACCCATCCGGAAACGCTCGTACTCTACAGCGAGGAGGCCAGCATCAATGCGATGGCCGCGACTGTAGCCGACATTGCAGCCGTACGGTCCGCGGCACAGACGCAGGCGAATCATGCCACCGGATCAGCGCAGACCGCCGCTGCGGCAGCCGAGACCGCGACACAGAACCTGCAGAGCATCGAAAACACAGCCCAGCAGATCGGCGTCGTGGTGGACGCGATCACCAATGCCACCGGATCACCCTCCGGCAGCCAGACCACGGACGAGCTGGATTCCACGCCAACCGACGCCGCCACCGACGACAGCGGGGAGGAGTGAGCATGGGAGGCTACTACAACGGCCAAGCGGTCGGGGTGCCATACCTCAACGGAGCCAAACACAACATGATCCGTGTCAGGGACTGTTTCTTCCCGCCGTTCTACACCATCAACGACTATTGGACCCGATGGGAAGGGGAGCCGAACAACTCCGTCAGCCTGCTCATGCTCAAATGGGACACGGCGGAAATCTACAACTGGCATTACGAATGCGCACGCGACGGATGGGAACCACGCCAGCTCCTCTACCGATTCGCCGATGAACTGCACGACGGACGCACCGTCGTGCCCATAGAGAATTACGTGCGTAATCCAGTGCCAATCCCCGATGGGGAACACTTCGTGACGAGCGGGGATGACATCCAACTCGACCATTACGAAGACACCGTGAGAATCACGAACAACACAAGCGGCAGTGAAGCCTGGATCATGACCGAGGTGACATTGCCGGCCGGGGAATGGGAACTCCGTGCCAGAGTCGTCTCCGCCAACACCACGCATGGCACACCGCAGGGGCCAATCATCAGCGTGGCAGTCGGCGACGACACAATCGCATCAGCCCCCTACGAGGGCAACACAATCCACCGATGTCCATTCACCCTGTCGCGTAGACGCAAAGTACAGCTGCGGTTGCACGCCAACACCACCGACGGCAGACCATCGGCAGTGACACTGTTCAACCACATCATGTGCATGAACGCCGCCGCCTGGGCGGAACTCGACGCGCTCGGCCTGACATGGTTCGACGCAAACACTGTCAGCGACCCGATCTATCAGGAGGAATCATGATCAGGAATCTGCACACGGATCCACACTGCTATAAGACGCGCAAAGTGTGGAATAGCCAAGCGCTGGCGAATGGTGATAAGTGGCGGTACGAACTCGCGGCCGGGCAGACAGTCGGTGGTGTGTTCTGCTGGTCCCCATTGGATACCAGTGACCTTGCTGGTCATGTCTTGTTCGCCCGCCTTCTCAGCGGGGTGCAAGCAGTGTTTGATAATCTGCATATTGAATATGGCACCACAATCGCCAAACGGGGCAGCTGGATAGCGGCGACCATTGCGAACAACGTGTCCGGCAGTATCATGATCAGAACAGTCAACGGTCCATTCGTTCTCGAAAACGTGGGCATCTACACGCCATCCGACTGGGACAAGATCCACGACCTATACACCGCTGGCATACTTCCATACCCATGGATTGAAGGCGAATACCTCCCGCTCGGGGGGGGGGTACACCTCTAGCGGTTTCCATGCCCATCCACATCTTGATTGCGAGGTGTGCGCATGAGCATGCAAAACCTGCTACACGATCCCAGACCAACCTCGCCATCGCAATGGCATTGGTATGCATCCAAAAACCTCACTGTGCAGCTGTTGAGCGACAATCGATTGCATGTGACGAACAACGCGGACATTCCCGACAGCTACATCTACACGCAGATGACCCTGCCTCCGGGAACATACCGTTTTGGTGCGGAGGCATCCGACGCGCAGTACGGGTACGAACCGAACCTACTGAGGGTGGTCGTCACCCCGAGGGACGAATTGGCACCAGCCACATGGACCGGAAACAAGGGGCATTATGTCACACCGGCAAACACGGTAGACACCGAGTCGACAGTGGAATTCCGTGTCATGGTGGGGCCACGCAAAAACAGCGCCGTCTGGGTCAGGCATTTATTCGTCATGACAGAGGCCGACTACCAGTTGATGGATATCGCGAATTTCCGATGGTTCGACGGGAGCCTCATCGAAGCCAAGTGACCATCTCCCCGTGGGAGGTGGCGGCATGACGATCTGCAACCAAATCAAGGATCCACATGTGAACCGTGATCCAAAGGCGTATCGAACCGTCACCACACAGACCAACGGCGTGTGGCGGGTAACGCTGATTGAATCCACCACTTGGGGCACATTCTGCCAGCCTATCAAGATATCAGGCAATCCCAGTGAATACTATGCCGCGAATCCGTCCATCTACTATCTACGCTACCGCAAAGCGGCCTCGGCCTCGGTCAAAGTATACCGAGGTGGCGTGCAGTGCGCGGCAGGCGCAGATTGGCTCGCATGGCTCGTGGACGGGTCAGGCACAGAAGTCAATCCAATACTCGAACTGGATGGTCCCCCGGAAATCACATGGATTGAGCCATTGGAGCATGGGTGCTTCACCACGTTCGACTGGGAAAAACTGCAGGCACACTGCGCAAGTGGTGTGCTGCCCACACCTTGGATAGCCGGAGGGTCATACCCAACAGCCCCATGAGAGGAGGTGAACCCTTTTGAACAATCTTGAGGCCGTCGTCACGATCGTGGTGGCCATCGCGGGGTGCGGCGGCTTCTGGGAATGGTGGAGATCCAGGCAGGAAAAACGCCAACAGGCGGTCACGCGGAGCGAACTCGAGGACCTCATCGAGACGAGCCTGAGGAACTCAACCTCGATCCGTGAACTGCGGGAGAAGATCGACCGCAACACCATAGCCATCGCGCAATCCCACGAGTGGCACAAACGGCACGAGGAGGAGACCCATAGGCACCGCCTCCTTGGCCTGCGGCAGGCGCTCATGCAGGACCCACACGACCGATTGAGCCATGAGCACCAGCTCGAGGCCGGGCGTGAATACCTTGGCGCGGGAGGCAACGGCATCGGCCATGCCAGATACGAGCAGTTGCTCGCAGACTACAAATGGCGTCTCGCGCACTCCGACTGGGATTACTCCCACAGACCACCCACCGCCAACACAACAGATTAAGGCCACGGCAACACCGCCGTGGCCTTTTCTATATTAGGAAGGGACACCATGAAAAACTGGGACAAACTCGAGGCCGACAAGAACCTCATCCTCGACAAGCATTTCACCGGAGGCCGCAACGGCTGCAAGATCGACAAGGTCATCCTGCATCACAATGGAGGCAACCTCAGCGGTGAGGGCTGCTATCAGGTATGGCAGACCCGTGAGGCATCCGCCCACTACCAAGTCGACGCGAACGGCGGCGTCACACAGCTCGTATGGGATTCCGACACCGCCTGGCACGCAGGTAACTACCAAGCGAACTGCACGAGCATCGGCATCGAGCACGCCGACATCAGCACCAACCCCTGGAAGATCAGCGACGCCACCCTCGACAACGGAGCCCACCTGACCGCCGCCGTATGCAAACACTACGGGCTCGGCCGCCCGCAGTACGGCAAGAACGTCTTCTTCCACAAGGACTTCAGCGCCACCGAATGCCCAGCATCCATCGCCGGCAGCCAACGCGACGCCTACATGCGCCGCGCCCAGGAATGGTACGACAAGATGACCGGCAACAAGCCCACCGCATCTGCACCGGCCAAGCCGTCCGCGCCCGCGAAGAAGAGCGTCGAGACTGTCGCGCGCGAGGTCATCGCCGGACAGTGGGGCAATGGCAACGATCGCATGACCCGCCTCAAGAACGCTGGATACGACGCGAATGCTGTACAGACCCGAGTCAATCAGCTCCTCGGTGTCTCCACACCCAGCCTGAACGTCGATCTCAACGCGCTCGCAGACGCGGTCATCCGCGGTGAATACGGCAACGGAGCGGAACGCCAGCGCCGCCTGGGTTCCAACTACGCGGCCGTGCAGGCCATCGTCAACCGCAAGATGGGATGGTGA